TGGGTGGATAAATTACGTCTCTCATATCCTGTAGTGAAGGGATTACAGGAAATAAAGTATCGCTCTACCCTTTGAGCCCTACTTAAAACGTCTTACTAATGACAACTATTTCAAGAAAACGCAGTGGCGGTCTCCTAGCAGGTTGGCCAGAGTTCTGCGAGTGGGTAACATCAACAGACAACAGATTATATGTTGGTTGGTTCGGTGTACTCATGATCCCATGCTTACTCACAGCAGCAGCATGTTTTATCGTAGCATTTATAGCTGCGCCACCTGTAGATATTGACGGCATCAGAGAGCCTGTAGCAGGTGCTCTAATGTACGGAAACAACATCATCTCAGGTGCAGTTGTTCCTTCATCAAACGCAATCGGTCTACACTTCTACCCAATCTGGGAAGCAGCAACAGTAGATGAGTGGTTGTATAACGGTGGTCCTTACCAGTTGATAATTTTCCACTTCCTAATTGGTATTTCAGCATACATGGGAAGACAGTGGGAACTATCATACAGACTAGGTATGAGACCATGGATCTGTGTAGCATATTCTGCACCAGTATCTGCAGCATTTGCTGTATTCCTTGTATACCCATTCGGTCAGGGTTCATTCTCAGACGGAATGCCTTTAGGTATCTCAGGTACTTTTAACTTTATGTTCGTGTTCCAAGCAGAGCATAACATTCTAATGCATCCTTTCCACATGGCAGGAGTAGCAGGAATGTTTGGGGGAGCACTCTTTAGTGCAATGCACGGTTCTTTAGTTACATCATCTCTAATCAGAGAAACTACAGAAGTTGAGTCCCAGAACTACGGTTATAAGTTTGGACAAGAAGAAGAAACATACAACATAGTAGCTGCACATGGTTACTTTGGTCGTCTTATCTTCCAGTATGCTTCATTCAACAACTCTAGATCTTTACACTTCTTCCTAGCAGTGTTCCCAGTTGTTTGTGTATGGTTAACATCCATGGGTATTTGCACAATGGCATTCAACCTTAACGGATTTAACTTCAACCAATCAGTTGTAGATGTTAATGGAAAGATCATTCCTACATGGGGTGACGTTCTTAACAGAGCAAACTTAGGTATGGAAGTAATGCATGAAAGAAATGCACACAACTTCCCACTTGATCTTGCTTCAGCAGACACAACAGAGGTTGCTTTAACAGCACCATCTATTGGTTAAATGAAACAACTACTGCATAGTCCTTACAGAGACTTAATAGAATTCGGTTTCTTTATTGCAGTTGGCATAACCGCAGGATCGTTAGGTCTAATCTAAAATCACAAAGTGAATTCATTGGCGGGGAAAAAAATTCTCCGCCAATTTTTTTGCCAAAAAGTTGATCTTGTGATATAATAATTTCATACATAGAAAAAAGACTATGGATATTAAAGCTTACACAAAAGTAGGATGTAAATATTGCGGTAATCTTATTGAACTTTTTGAGAGGGCAGGTGTAGAGTACACCAAGATTGTTGTTGGTGAACAAGCAAATCAATGCCCAACAGAAGTGTTCAAAAAAGAATACCCTGACGTCATTGCCTTTCCGTTTGTTGTAATTGATGGTAAAAGAATTGGTGGACTCGTAGAGACCGCTGTATTATTTGTTCATAAAAAATTGGTTACCGTACCAAAAAAATGAAAGAACTTAAAATAAATAGAGGTATAGAGCTCATGTTAAGGAGGGCGAAACCGAAGTTCATTGAACCTACCCGAAAGGGTATACTTATAAACAAAGCGTTTACCTTCCTAAAAAGAAAAGTCTACTTCAACTTTGAACTTAGGTGGGAAAAGAAAAAAATTAGTTCGGAGTTGAACAATGACTGAAACATTAATGATCTATATCTCATTAACTACATCCTTTATTTTTTTATCAATTGGGGTACTATTTGGATGGATAGCTGCAGAAGTAAAACAAGAACACATGTATAATGCACAAGAAGAAAGTGTTCACCCCGAAATGTTAAACTCAAGTGGTCAATGGATCAATGAAGAACTTCTCTCAGTTCGTTTCGTAGATGAAGACGAAATTGAGGGTGAATAAATATACTTACGATAACAATTAGGTTATGAAATTATTAATGCATGAAGTGCTACAAAAAGTTAGCAATGCAAAGACAAAAGCACAAAAGGTTAAACTTCTGGAGCAATATAATACTCCAGCACTTAGAGCTATTCTAATTGCTAACTTTGATGAGAGTGTTATCTCTATGTTACCTGATGGTGCAGTGCCATACAAACCAAACGATGCACCAGAAGATACAGAGCATACGAAACTTGCACACGAGTATCGTAAGTTGTATCTCTTCTTCAAAGGTGGTGCAAACATCTCACAGACACGTCGTGAGACTTTGTTCATTCAACTTTTAGAAGGATTGCATCAAGGAGAGGCAGAGGTTCTATGTCTTGTAAAAGATAAAAAAATTGGTAAGCGTTGGAAGATTACCAGACAGTGTGTAGAACAAGCATTCCCATCAATCCAGTGGGGAAACCGAAGCTAATGTTAACCTTGAATATACTAAAAGAAAACTGCGATCCTAAAAAAGATAACAACTCTGCACTACCTTACAATGCATATCTTGTTCAGTATAAGATAGGTGATAAGGAGGAAACGAGATGGGATCTTGCCATGGCATTTAAAATGTCTGAAATATTTGATCATTACTATGACAAATATAAAAATGTTCTAGCAATAGTACAATCTGAAGGTAGAGTTACTCCTAAACTTTGGGTTGATCCTACTAAAAAACCTGAGAAAAAGAAGAAAAAATGAGTGGCGGACAAACAGGAGACTGGGCAATCTTTTACAGAAGGTTAGATGAACCTACTGTATGGAAGACTATGAGGTATCAAAGAAGTGATGGTGTTCTTGTGTCTGCCAAAACATATGATGATGTATATAAATTTAATAGATTTAAAGAAGCATTTGATTTTGCTAAAGAATTAATAACAGCAAAACCAGAACCAACCTATGATGCACAGGTAAAAAGAGTATGTAAAGCTAAGGGAGAGGCATTTTACTTAGCAGGAAATTAATATAAGATTAAATTATTGTAAAAGTATTAGTTGTTACAATTTGACATTTCTAAATACTTATGTTAGTATTCTAACACGTTCATCCAATGCATGGTCTAGCACTTCTAGTACTTCTATTTGCTGAACATGACGCTACCCATTGGGAAATGTCATGTGATGAATGGAACCAAGCTAGGATTGAGATTCTTAGTGATGAGAATCACATCCAAGATGCTAAGGAGTATCTTATTGATTACTTCTATACCAAAGTACCAGAAGAAAACTGCGAACCATGGTCTATTGGACGCAAGTAAGCCAACTCGGAACGGATCGTTCATCTCCCTAGGGAGACGCAAAAGTCTGACTGAAGGAACGGAAACACGGATCCCTCGCAAGAGGTAAAGGTGCAAAGTCCACTAACTTTAGGAGAAACCAAATGGCACAAGTCACATATCGTGGTGTTGCATATGACACCAAAGAGTACAACGATAAAGTACTCGCAGAGGCACTCAAGCGTCAGAGACATGATTTAATGTATCGTGGCGTTAAAGTACAGCGTAAGATGGTAGGAGCTTAGAGCAATGGTAGAAACACTACAGGTTGTAGGCATCATATCTTTTAGTTGTATTGCCTTTCTCGCTATGATTTATGGTGAGGTAAAACTCGTACAACTACAGAGGTAGTAAAATGCTAAGGATCAAGGTTGACTGGGCAAGACCCATTCTTCCAGAGTTTGATCCTGTTAAGCACGATCCCGAAAGAACGTTTGCATTCTTGACCTATCGTGGTGTTAATTACGCTAAATGGGTTTATTTAAAAGTCCACTTTAACGCTATCAAAAACTGGAAGATCACATCTTAAAACAAATAATGCCTATGAGTATAAACTCGTAGGCATTTATTTTTATTTCAAATTTTCTTAATTATGTTAGGGTAAAAATAAATAATGGTAGAATTCAGAGGTAACAGAGATGAATTAAACCTCCTCTCGTTATGAGGTAAATTTATGGAGGAAAATGCATAATCTAACATCGCACAATCAGTTAGATGGTTGGCAACATAATCATTACAAGTCTCACGACGACAGATTGGATGATTACTACGAGTGTCTAATAGAATGTGATACACAACAAAACGAATGCAAACGAATATGTAGAGAGATTCTCTACTAATTACAAGAGGGGTTGACCCCCTCTTTTTTTGTGGTATGATGTTCTTGTCCATTAAGTAAGAACAACATGACTTACACAACAATTAACAACTACGACGTTAAGGAAGTAGTTTGGCGAGAAGATGATCGTCCCGATTCCTATCATAGGTATTGGAAGATGCTTGATAGA